TGAACTTATAGTTAATGTACTTCCGCTTATTGCAGTTGTAACCAATAAAGGGTCATTGTTAGATACTGCATAGGTTGTTTCTCCTGTGAAGTAACCACTCAAATCAATATCAACAGTAGAACCTCCACTCGCAATAGTTTGAGATGGAATAGAACCCGAAGTAGTTACCGATGTTGTACAAGGTGCTGCACTTCCACTTGTTCCTGGTTGTGTAGCATCGAGTGGACATTCGTAATACAAATCAGATGAATTTGAATAAATTCCTGCAGGTATATTTAAAGTAAAAATTACTGTTCTTTCTGTATCGCTTGTTTCTACTGCAAACTTGTTATTTGCAAAGTCAGGGTCAGTACTTGTATAAGAATGTATAGAACCACGACTTGGCGTAGGAAGTGTAATCACACCTTGATTGTCTATTGAAAATCCTTTTAAATCTGCTACATTACAATCATAAAAAGGTAGCGTAATTGTAGGTTCATCTAAATGTAAATAAAACGGACTTCTTACGTTTATTTTTGTACTCATTTTTTCATATTTTGTTTAGCAACAAAGCTTATAAAGTTTTCTAAATCCAATCCAAAAGCCTCTTGTAATACTTCCGGCATATTTTTATAGTATTTCTCAAATGGTTTCGTAAAGAATAAGCTAGGTTTGATTCCATTATTGTAGATACTTCTAGCAATTAAGAATTGTAAAGACTTTCTAGATATGAATCTTCCATCTTCCCCTCTAGGAGCAATTCCTCTTCTTACTATCCACTTGTCTAGCTTTCTAGGTGGAGGCATTTTATCTTTATAAGAGTAGGGTGTATTGTATTTCTTTTTGATACCACTTACTCCCCTATCGACAAAAGTTCCGTAGTTAGCCATCTCTATATTAAATTCTAGGCTATTTTCAGACGTTTTAACAGGGTTTCCCTTTATAGACTTATATAGAGTACCACTAGATGATTTTTTTTGTCTTATAAGGTTTTTTTTAGCCTCGTCAATAACTTGGTCTCTGAATACCTCTAATGCCTTTTGTAATTCTTGAAACTCTAACATATGTATATGTCATTGTGAATTATCACATCAAAGGTAGTTGCCCATCCGGCTATCTTATTTTCGAAACGGTCAACGAATGGTTCGCATATTGGACTCCCCTCAAGTTGATATTTATTTTGGTGTAAGTTTCCAGAACGTAGTTTTTCTACCAATCTATTGATTACCGCTAATTGTGTATTCAATATATCTTGCTCGTTATCATTATCGACATATATGTCACTAGTTTCGTCTTTAGATTGGTCTACAATATCCATAGTCATAACGGTTATATTGAAATTCAATATTCTCTCGTTTTGAGTAACTGAGTTTATCATTACGTGAGCTAAAGGGAATATGGTTTGCTTAGATAAGTCAACTTGTGTTATATCTCCATATGTCACAGTATTAATAGTATCATCTGCTATAAGCTCGTCACGTAGCTTGTCAGTAATTAAATAAAACCCTCTTGACCCCGTACTCATTTAAATTTGCTTTTTATTTGTTTCGCTTCCAAATCGTTTTTCTCTTTCTCAAAACACAATGCTAGTAGGCAAGTGTTTGCATTTAATTTTGTTATATCCTCAAATCTTGTAATGTCTCCCTTAGCAAGCGTATAGACCGATTGATACCAACCCCACTTCCTTCCAAAGTTTTGTACCGCTCCAAGTCCGTTTGACTCGCTTCCTCCAAATATTTCGTCATAGCGTTCGACAAGTCTATCCCTAAATGATAAAAAAAAACCAAGCTACTTAATACGGCATCTAATGGAGTATGTTTCATAGCTTCGTGATATACATCTCCTCTATACTCTTCTATCAAATACTTGTCTCCACTCTTCTTTTTAATGGGTCTATACAATACGGCTATTGCTTTATGCATATTATTCCAATTACCTAAGTTTGTGTCAATATCTATATACTCCCCAAAGGTCATATCATCTAGCTTAGGTATGAATCCAAATTCGGTATCTCCAACTTGAAACGTTCTTACCAAATCCGGTTTTTGAGACAATAGCTCTTCAATTTTGTTTACGATTTTACGGACATCTTGTAAGCGTATTTTAAGACCATCCTCGTAATTTATACCACAAAAGATTTCAAGAGTCTTTAGCATATAAAATACATCCGGATTCTTAGTCTCATCTTTCATTTGGTCGTATTGAGTTATCATCTCTAGATATTTAGAGTATTGTTGCAAACTCAATTCGCTTAATTTGGTAGGTATATTTACTTTCAATTCCATATGTATATAACGTTGATTATTTTTATTTGTGAATCTAATGTACAAAAAAAGGGTCAGCTTTCGCCAACCCCCAAATTAAACAGAACATTAATTAACTAAATCAATACTTTACTTGGTTACGCCACTCTGAGGCGTTCTCTAAGACCTTAAAAGAGTTTCCTACTATCCTACCGCACAACGGTACGCATTCGGTCGCTACAAGCGTTCCTGCTTTATATTTCTTACCTCTCAATACAATATCTTCGGTCAAGTGTCTTCTTACTCTTCCCTCATATCCGGTTTTCTCTCTATCCGGCTCACTTATTAATTCACTACCAATATACCTTCTGTCTAGGTAGTAATCTATATGCCATCCTAAATGTTCGAATACGCTTTCCATATTATTGTATTAACCAATCTCTTAAATATTCTAATGTGTCAATCGTTTTATCAACGTTTTGTCTTTTCGGCAATCCGAAGTATTCACGAGCTAAAGTAGGTTTCCAACCTCTGTGCGGTATCATACCTTTTTTATACAATTTAAAGTCTCTGATACTTACAACTAAATTATAATATCCACGAGACATAGGCTTTCCATTAAAAGAAAAAGTCTCATCAAGTTCTAAAGCAAATCTGCAATCGGGTTTAATAGATATTTCCATTACAATTCTATTTTATCAAGTTCCTCTCTAATCGCAATCACTTCTTTAAGAATATCTTGCCGGTCGTAGTAGGTGTGTGAGCGGTGTTCGATCTTAACTTCTAGAATACCTAGCTTAGCAATTAAGCTTCCAATAGCCTTAGCACGCTCGTTACGTTTTTCGAAAGTTTCATCGTTTTCTAATAAATAAGTCATATCAATAGTTTTTAATTAATTATACCGCAAGATAATAAAAAATACTTTATCAACAAATTTTTTTAATAAATATTTTTTTCGTATATTAGTAATATGTTTAATTAATAAAGCGTTATATGAAAGACGTTGTTTTAGAGTTTTACAAAGGTTTTCCGATAAGAAAGCAAATGTTTGATGGAGAAATCGAGTATTATTCGTACAAAGGTATGTTTGCGATAAGTCGGAGAACGATAAAAGAACTCAAAAAAGATATTGACGAGGGGTATCTAGACTAACGAATCGCATACTTGCCGTAGTTAGGTCTTGATAGCTTATTGTAAGTGGCGTATCTACAAGCGTCAAGACTGTGGTTAAAAGCATCTACCGGAGTATTTAACACAACTCCATTCTTATCTTCTTTCCATTTGTAGTTACGAAATTCCTTTATAGTATTTGTGGATGCCTTAGTTACATACAATGTGTAACGCTTCAACATATCTATTCCGATATTTATTGAATCTCTTCCTTTTGTTGCCGGTTTGATATTCCATCCAAACTTGTATATCTCATCTATTGACTTAGGTTCTGCTGAATCTGCAAATATCTCAGCTCTTCTATTGACTCCTAATCTCTCAAGCTCTTTTGCTATGTCTCTATTAGTCATTCCGGTTCTGTATATCAACTCCTCGAAGTAAAGGCTTGTGTCACGCTTGTAGACTCCAATTAATGTCGTAGGGTCATTTGTATATCCAAAATCCATACCATAGCTTAAAAACTCTGCATCTTGCGGAATAGCGTCTATGAGAGTAGACCTAAATATCAAAGACTTTCCTACACCTACTTGACCTAGACCGTAGATATTCCAATATTGCTCATCGGTATCTCTTAGGCGTTCTATTTCAGCTTTAATAGAATCATCTAAGAATGGGTTATTTTTGTAGGTTGTAATAAAGAAGTCGGCATCGTCTCTTGTTTTTACCTTCTCGTATATCCAATGAAACTCATCCGAAGGGTTGTAGTCAATTATGATACGGTCTTTTGTACGGAATACTAATTGTTGCCAATCTTCCCAATGTAACTCGTTTGCCTCGTTTACAAATAATATGTCTCGCTTTCTACCCCTTACCTTAGTCGGTTGGTCTAAAGATATGAATTCAATTAGGTTACCATTTAATATGTATTCGGCACTAGACTTATTGTGTTTACTCTCATCGTATAGCTCATAGTTCCTTAGTATCTCAATAAAGTCTCTCATTGCAGATGTCCTAAGAGCAGGATATGTCTTTCTAGCAACCGATATTGTTTTCTTTGTGTTTTTTAAAGCGTACCCAAATATGAGCCACAATATAATCTTGTACTTCTTGCCATAGTGAGTTCCACCTTGCTCTATTACAATACGTTTTTTAGACTGTTCAAGATGCCTAAATACAACATTACTCTTCAGCTCCTTCATCTATGATTTCGACTCGGAAGTGATTATTGTTCCCCATATCAACCTCTTGTCTTTCAACATACCCTCTGTGTTTAGCTTTAGATTTTAAATAGAACATTATTGACGCCTCTTTTTTGTCTTGTATATTCTCGAATAGCTTAGACTCTACAAAGTCGATTGTAGCCTCTATAATCTCTTTTGAAGCTCTATCATAGTCCTCATCCTCTTGACACCAACGGTAATGGGTTTGTCTAGAGATGCCTACTTTTCTACAAGCTACCGATACAATGCCTAAAGAATTTTCTAATGCCTCTATCATTGCGTCTTTCTTTTCCATACCCTTTTTTATATTGTCACTAATGTCACTCATTATATGTCTTTTTGGTCTAGTTCAAACTCCTCATAACAATGTGGGCAAGTTACGTTTACCTTCTCTTGTCTTACCTCATCTTTGTATTTGTTATCCATTTGGTGTTGTTGCTTCTCAAACTCTTCTTGAGTAGTATTGTCGAGATTGAATCCTACACTATCATCTAGCCAAGCTTCTAGATTAATGTTCTGAAAGTAGTCTTGCATATCTACATTGTTACCTATCTCTCTCAGTTCAATCATTAAATCATCGTTATTCCATATCGTAAGCTCGTGAGTTTTATTGTCTGCTATTCTATACTCCTTAGCTTTTTGTTCAGACAACTCTACCACTACACACTCTACCTCATCGTACCCTAATTGCATTAGTGCTTTATATCGAGCGTGTCCGGTTATTATAACATTTTTGTTATCTAAGACAAGCGGTTGGTTAAATCCGTATTTGCTAATAGATTTTTTTAGAGCCTCAACGGTACGTTCATTTTTCCGAGCGTTTCTCCAATATGGTTTTATCTCAGATAATTTCTTCTTTTGGATTTTCATCTTTGTATTTCTTTTTTAATTGTAATTGCTTTTTTACTTCCCAAGCTTTTTTGTATTCCGTATCTTCAAAGAGCTTACTAAATCCTGTGATGTGTTTCAATCTTATCAACTCTTCGGACTCCATTCCTAGCTCTTCTAATATCTCTGCGTCTTGCCATCCGTTGTCAAGCATCTCGAATACAATATTACTCATCCCACTTATAGAGTGTTTACCCCTAGCTCTATTGTGTCTAATTGTAGAAGCCATACGGTCGTTTATGTCTTTCTCTATTACTACTATCGGCAACTTACCGTGGTTTCTCTCTAGGATGTCCTTATAGCTTTTACAAGTAAAATACCTATGGAATCCATCTACTATAACGTATTTATCCTTCTTTTTGTCATAAACTGTTACAACGGGTTGTGTATACCCATCGTGTGATATAGATGTATAGAGTAGCTTCATTTCGGTTTTAGCCACACTATTAGGGTTGTAATCATTTGCTTGTACTTTGTCTATATCTACCCACTTTACTCTGTTTATAGGTTGAGAGTTTAATGGGGATATGTCGTGAAGGAATTGTTGAACTTGTTCTAGAAATTCAATCTTGTCTTCAGCTTCATTATATTCTTTTATGAATTGTTCTTCAAATGTCATTCCGGTATGTATCTGTTTTTTATTCTAGTGTATTTTACTTCATCCCCTCTTGCCCATCTTCTAAAGTCCTCCATCTCGGGTGTCTCTGTAAAGTTACGCAATTTATTTAAATCGATGTCGTTAGCCAATATGGTTTGGATTTCAGCCTTGATTAGGTTATCTCTCAAAAGCATCTTCTCATATCGTTTATCGTAGACCTCCCACTTCTTTGTAAACTTTTGTTTCAACTTCTCATTCTTTACAAGTTTCTCTGTTAGAAAGTCTCTATACTCCTCCCAAGACCTAAACATAAATGGAAGCTCCTTTACAAAGTAATCATCTTTGCTTAGTTTTCCGGCAGTATCTATTCCGCTCATTCTTTTAGTAAGTGCAGTCCAAGTGTCTCTCTCAATCTCTTGTAAATAGAATAAAGTTTGTATTGCCGTTTCGTGATGTAGATTAGACACTCTCATACTTCTTGTGGGTACGCCATACATATATTGGTAATCGTACACTTTTGTATATGTCCACTTATTATCGTGAATAGCTTTCCATATATCTGTGTAGCTCCAATCATAAATGGGATAAAATGTATATTGATTTTTTTTCTCGTTTAGTTTCTTACCCCAAGTTATGTATTTGTAAGTAGCATCTTGTGTCATAGCTACGTGTCGTCTAGGACTCTCTTCTGACCTCACTCCTCCGAGTAGGGCGGTTCTTTGAGGAAAATCCACCTCAATAATCTTATTAAATAAGTCATAAAAGCTTTCTGTATTGTATTTATTTTCTTTTATTGAATACGGTTCTCTAGGTCTCATTGTTTCAACGCCATCTTCCCAAGCCGTTATCCATTGTTTAAAATTAGACGTTGCATTGTATATCTTAAAAGGTATTTGATACCATCTTAAATCTACATCGGGGTCATCGTTTATCTCTCTCATATGGTCGATTACCGCTCCCCATTCCGCTTCTTGGTCTATAAAGATTGCCTTAACCGGTAGCTTACCCTTCTCTCTAGCCACCTCAATAGCTATTCTAAGCGTTACTGTCGAATCTTTTCCACCCGAGTAGCCTACTAGTACCTCATCGAATTCATCGTATAAATAACGGACTCTTTTTAAGGCTTCCTCATATACGTTGGTCTTTTTATATATTTTCATCTTTGAATGTTATTGATTGTCTATATTTAGAACGTCTAGGATTTATTGCAGAAACAATCTTTTTGTGTTGTACTAAACTAGGTTGGTATAGCCAATACTTTGTTTTAGTGCTTACCAAATAATCCCTTACCATTAAATCCATACCCGTTGGATGCTCCTCGATTCTATTCCATCCTTTGTTGTAAAAGTCTATTAATCCTTCAATATGATAGTTTGGAAAATATACACATAGATTGGACATAAAACTAGATGGAGACATTAAGGTTGTTTCCTTTATGCTTTTTTTTAATGTCCAAAAGTTTATAACATAATTATCGTTAGCATTTATGAAAGAGCTTGTGTCATTAATAAAATCTTTTGACAATATAATATCATCTTCCATATATAAAGCACTATTGTTTTCAGCAAGTTTTAAAGTTTGTATGAAAGATTCAAGAGGTTTTTTATTTGTGTCGACATACACACTTACATTATTTAATTGACTTAACAACAATGATATATCTCTCTCGGGAACATTTTGTATCAAATATTTCATATATTAGAGACTATGTAGTAATTGTTCCATATTTCGATTTGAGACTTTTTATATATGTTTTGCAAATCTTTCTTAGTGTATTGATTATGATAAAATTCTACATTAGCTATTTCATATGTAATAGGTTTGTAAT